GGCAGTCGCCGAACCCTGGACCGACTCACCGCGCCTCTCGAACCACCTGCGCATCACCCACGCAGACGGGCAGGCGTTCATCAGCGTCCGCAACGTCGAGGTGGCCATGTCGCCGGATGAGGCCGAGCTGTACGCCGAAGCCCTGTACGACGCGGCCCAGGAGGCACGTCAGGAGGTACGCGATGAGTGAGTCGCTTAAGCCCGAGCAATTCACATTCACCGACGACGAGATCACGCAGATCGACAACCTCCGGTTAGACCAGAGCGCCTACTCGCTGGACGCCCTCGTCGGAACCATTGAGGCAATGGTCGAGCGCTACGTCGCCGCCGCGAAGGCCCGGGTAGCCGCTGAGGCGCTCGTGATCGCGGAGACATGGGAGGGCGAGGGCATGACGCCGAACGAGGCATGGCGCTTCGTTACCCCTGTCAGGGCTCTCTGGCACCGCTATCGGACCGCCGACCAGAGCGGAGAGCAGTCATGACGCCCGAGATAGTGGCATGGCCGAGATGCAACGGGGGGCTCAGCGGCCACAGGTGCGAGCCCGAGTACGACGTCCACTCTTCGGGGTGCCCGTGCTTCGGGCTGCGCCACATGGGTCCGTTCGGCACGGGAGGCGACTCCTGATGTTCCGACGCTGCAAGCACGCGGATCGCCGCTGCATCCACGGCGACGAGGGGTGGGCACGCATGAAGGTCTACCTCCTGCGCTGGTGGAAGGAGCCGGTCGTGCGTCGGCAGGCGTGCCTCGACTGCGGGGCCGCGCTAGACCTCGGTCCGATCTGCGCGACCAACCCCGGCCAGCACCGCCTAAGGCCCGGTGAGTCACAGTGACCACCGCATCCGACCTCCTCACGTGGACGCGCCGCAACAAGGCAGCCCGCGACGCCTACCACGACCACACCAAGGACTCGCGCGGCAACGAACGACCGCTGGGTGAGCACGACCACGGTGCGCCGCGATTCATCATCACCGACGGCGGCGTCATCGAGGGCTATCAGGTCTGCGGCTGCGAGGAGTGCTCGCCATTGAGGACCAAGGAGGACTGATGCCACTCACACTCAGCGCGACTCACCCGAAGGCGCGCAAGCCGCACCGCTGCGACTACTGCTCGGGAACTATCCAGCCCGGCACGACGTACCACCGCTCATACCTCATCGGTGACGACGGTCCGTACTCCTGGCGCCACCCGGTGCCCCCGAAGCGACGCAGCAAGGCACCTCGGCCGTGGAACTTGAAGCCGCCGAAGTGTCCGACGTGTCGGAACCTGCTCCATCCCGCGTTCGACCACTCCAAGTGCGGCATCGGAAAGGACAAGCCATGAGCGACGGAGCGCTTAAGCCCGAGCAAGTACGACCGAGCCACGTCTGCGAATCATGCTGGGACGGCGACCACAGCAACCATCGGACCGACCTCGCTGGCATCTGCATCGGATGCTCGTGCGGCGTTGAGGTTCGTCGGTTCGTGGATGCGGACATGCTCGCTGGCGTGGTCACGTCCGACGCCCTGGCCAAACACGTCATGGCCCGCGTCGAGGCGGCACTCCCCGAGTTCCGCCAGAACGCGGTGACGCAGAGCCTCGCGCAGTACCTCAACGAGAAGTTGCGCGTCGTGAAGGGCGTGGGCGTCGCTGACTACCGCATTCGGGCCGGTGGTCAGTCGTGAGCAATTACCGCGAGGGCGCTTGCCGTGCCTGCAATCAGGGCACGCTCGACATCGATACCTGCACCTGCCCGCGCGCCTACTCGCAGGCTGAGTTGGACGCCGCAGTCGCCGCCGCGAAGGCCGAGGCGCTGGCCCCCGTGCTCGCCTTGGCTGCGGAGTGGAACGAGCCCTACCCGGTCAAGGCCGCGAAGATCCGCGAGGCCGTCGGGCGTGGCTTACGGTCCGCATCGGAGCAGCCATGATGCACCCGACCTGGGCCGACTCCGAGCAGGGCGACCTCCTCGAGCTCGTCGCGCGGGGTAGTGCGACTGGTGCGGCCGATGCTGAGTGGCCGCTCTACGTCGAGGCTCTTCACGATGCGGCTGACGAGTTCGGCGTCATCTACCCGAACGTGCTGCGACCGCTGACCCGTGGCCGCATTGCTCCACGGCGCATCTCGGCGTTCACGTCACGAGCGCTCGCCCGGAAGGTCATCGCGTACACCGGCGAGTGGCAGATCAGCGATGACCGCGAAGGCCGCAACGCCGGGCGACCCCAGCGCGTGATGAGGCTGCTGTAGCACGCACCATCGACACAACGGCACCAAAGAGCAACGCCCCGACCGATCCCGGTCGGGGCGTCTTTCGTCACTCAACACGAAGGATAGCAATGATCGTCACCACCCAGGCCGAGCTGGACTCGGCCCTCGCTGCCCTCAATGGCGGCTTCGGCTACATCGACATCAAGTCGCCTGCGGGCGTCTGGCTCACGGTCAGGGCCTACGACAGCGCCACGGTCAGGGCCTACGGCAGCGCCACGGTCACGGCCTACGGCAGCGCCACGGTCAGGGCCTACGACAGCGCCACGGTCACGGCCTACGACAGCGCCACGGTCAGGGCCTACGACAGCGCCACGGTCAGGGCCAACGACAGCGCCACGGTCAGGGCCTACGACAGCGCCACGGTCACGGCCTCCGGCAGCGCCACGGTCAGGGCCTACGGCAGCGCCACGGTCAGGGCCAACGACAGCGCCACGGTCAGGGCCTACGGCAGCGCCACGGTCAGGGCCAACGACAGCGCCACGGTCACGGCCTACGACAGCGCCACGGTCAGGGCCTACGGCAGCGCCACGGTCAGGGCCTACGGCAGCGCCACGGTCACGGCCTACGACAGCGCCACGGTCACGGCCTCCGGCAGCGCCACGGTCAGGGCCTACGGCAGCGCCACGGTCAGGGCCAACGACAGCGCCACGGTCACGGCCTACGACAGCGCCACGGTCAGGGCCACCGGCAGCGCCACGGTCAGGGCCTACGGCAGCGCCACGGTCACGGCCTACGACAGCGCCACGGTCACGGCCTCACCGAAGGTCGCCGTCCATCTGTTCTCGGCTCGCGCCACCATCAAGGGCGGCGTCGTCATTGACGTCACGAAGGATCTAACTGACCCGAGCGAGTGGGCCGAGTACCACGGCGTGAAGGTCAGCGGGGCCGGTGTTGCGACCGTCTACAAGGCCGTGAATGACGCGTGGACGACGGACTACGGCTTCGACTACTCCCCTGGCGCCAAGCCATCCGCGCCTGACTGGCGCGACGACAACGACTGTGGCGGCGGCCTGCACTTCTCACCATCACCCGCGCAGGCGCTCGCCTATAACTCCGAGGCGACCAAGTTCCTCGCGGTCGGCGTCAAGCTCGCAGATCTGCGCCCCATCCCTGGCGGCGTTGCGAAGTGCAAGGCGCCCAAGGTTGTCCGTGCGTGCGTCGAGGTTGACCTCGACGGCAACAAGGTGGTGGCGAAGTGACCGCCGTCTACGTCCTCGCCATCGCACTCGCCTTCGCCGTGTTCGCTGCAGCCTGGGCATGGCTCGTCGCGCTGCCCGAGACCCGCAGGACCCTGGCCGGCGTCGAGGAAGCACTCACCGCGGCCGAGATCGAGCGTGACGACGCACAGGAACTTGCTGCCGAGCGACTCCACACGATCGTCGCCAACAACCGGACCATCAAGAGCCTCAACGAGACCCTGGTGAGCGCGACCACGACCTCTGCGCGACGCCGTGAAGAGCTCGGCGCTGAGCGTCTCTATGGCGCGGTCCTGAAGCAGCGCGCGAAGGACACGTTTGCGATGCCCACGATCCGCGGCCACAACTCCGACATCACGAGCCCTGCTGCCGCCGAAGAGCCCGCGCCGGTCTACGAGGCCACCGAGGCATTCGTTCCGCGGATGAGTGGGCGTGCGCATGCTGAGCGGATCTGGGGCGTCGTGGACGGAGGCGCGTCATGAGCACGTTTCACGCGGTCCTTCTCGTTGTCGGCACGGTCTGCACGGTCCTTTGTGTCGCGATCGCGTGCGTGCCCGGTCGCTATCGAGGTACCCGTATGGCCTGCGCGGTCGCCGCCGTGGCCGGTCTGGGATTGAACGTCACATCGGCGGTCGTCCGATGAACGCCCCGCAGATCCTCGGCCTGCTCCTGATAGCCGCCGTGGTGATCGGCTACCCGCTGCACCGTCGCGCCGTCCGGAAGGGCCGCGACGTCGCCTTGATCGACGGCTACACCCACGTCGCTCGGTGCGTGTGCGGCTGGGAGATCGGCGCGGACAGCCCCGAGGATGCGGCGCTGATGTTGGCGCTGCACGAGGTCGTCACGCTCAACACGGCCATGGAGGCGTCATGAGTGGCCAGGGCGGCAGGACCAACCACATCAACGTGACCTATCACGACGAGATCCTTCCGCAGACCTATGCGGCCCTCGTCGCCGCCCTCAAGGCGTTGAACGTCACCGCTGGTGTCACGTTCGAGCTTCGCCGGAAGCCTCGCGCCAAGGAGTCGTCATGAGTGCCGAACTGCTGCGACGTGCAGCCGCGAAGATGCGCGAGACGGCGACCAGGGCGCACTTCGAGGCTCCCGACCTCACGTGGGCCGCGAACAAGGTCTATGACGGCGTCTACTCGCTCGACCTTGGGCCCGCGACACACCCGGACGCCGACTCACATGGCGCAGGCGAGGACTGCCGCATGCCGCGTGAGATTGCTCGTCATGTCGCCTCCTGGCCCCCGGCTGTTGCGCTCGCCGTGGCAAACATGCTGGACGCCATTGCGGAGGCGTGGCCGGTGTCGGATCCCGTCTACGCCAAGACCTCCCGCGCCGAAGCCTTGGGCCATCGCCAAGCACTCGTGCTTGCCCGCGCCTACCTCGGGGAGTCGGCGTGAGGTGCGCGTTCGGTCGCGGCTGCAAGGACCCCGAGGACTGCACGTTCTGCGAGGACCGTGCGGAGTTTGACGCTGCGGACAGGTGCGAGTACTCCCCCGAGGCCGAGCTGAATGCAGCAGACAGGGAAGCACGATGGTAGGTGCGCTGACGATCATCGACTGCGAGCAGCGGTCGGATGGGTGGTTCGAGGCACGTCGCGGCATCGTGACCGCCTCGACGGTGGGCAAACTCGTCACGCCGCGAACGATCAAGGTCGCCAGCAACGACGAGTCTCGCGGGCTGATCGACACCCTGGCCGCCGAACGGATCACGGGCTACGTCGAGGAGACCTACACCAACTCGGATATGTGGCGTGGGATCGAGTCCGAGCCCTACGCCCGCGACCTCTACAGCCAGCACTATGCGCCGGCTGTCGAGTGCGGGTTCATGGTGCGCGATCTGGGCGGCTTCGTTCTCGGTCTGTCGCCGGACGGACTCGTGGGTGATGACGGCCTGATCGAGATCAAGTCCCCGCGCCAGAAGACCCATCTGGCGACCGTCCTGGCCGACGCCGTGCCGCTGGGCTACATGGCTCAGTGCCAAGCAGCGTTGCTGGTGTCCGGCCGCGAATGGCTGGACTTCGTGTCGTACTGCGGCGGGATGCCTCTCTGGGTTCGCCGAGTGCTGCCTGACCCGCGCTGGCATGCCGCGATCTACGAGGCCGTCATGCAGGCAGAGCACGCGATCGAGGAGTCGGTCGCGCTGTTCGCCGAGGCCACTGCGGGACTGCCTGCCACCAAGCGAATCGACTTCAACACCGTGGAGCTGAAGCTATGAGAGTCACGATCGAAAAGAAGACGGATCAACTGAACTATGAAGACTTCCTTGGCGGCGTGACCCGAACTGTCACCATCGCCGGAGTCAAGAAGGGCACCAAGGAGCAGCAGTACGACATCGCGATCGAGGGCGACTCCCGCTTCTGGCGTCCCCCGGCGACCGTGCTCAAGATCCTGGTCGAGGCATGGGGCGACGAGGCGGCCGTCTGGACTGGCCGACGAGCCACCTTGTACGGCGACCCTGATGTCACGTTCGGGAACGACAAGCCCGGTGGCATTCGCGTGTCGCATCTGTCGCACATCGACAAGCCGCTAACCGTCTCGCTCACCGTGAAGCGTGGCAAGCGTGCTCCGTTCACCGCGCAGCCCCTGACCGACCCCGCACCCAACCCCAACGCCGCAGAGATCGACGCACTGCGCGAGGAGTGGATGACGGCCGACGACGCACGCAAGGCCGAGATCAAGGTCCGCGTGGACGAGCTGACAGGTGGTGCGAAGTGAGCACCGAACTCCTTCGATCTGCGGCCATGAAGATGCGTGAGACCGCCCAGGCCGCGACTCCGGGGCCGTGGTGGGTCGGGGTTGATGCATTGGGTCATCGGGCGATTCGCGCTGCGAACCGCGACTTCATTGCCGACTTCTGGCACGACGACAACGCCGAGCACATCGCCTCGTGGCACCCGGCCGTAGCACTTGCCGTGGCCGGCTGGCTCGACACGGCTGGTGCTGACATCTGGGCCCACGGCCCTCTCTGCGAATGCGGCACTAGCTGCGATGCCTGCGACGACAACCCCTGGGAGCCGCACGCTCGCGCCGCCCTCGCCGTCGCACGCGCCTACCTCGGGGAGTCGTCGTGACCGGCCACGTCTGCACGGACGTCGCCACGATGTGCCCGGCTTGCGAGAAGGCCGCAGAAGACGCCTACGAGCACGTCAACGATGAGCCGCCGATGGGGTGGGAGCCGTGAGCGAGATGGCGCCTAAGCCCGAGCAATCGACACGAGACAACGGGTTGGCCGGGGTCGAGTGTGTCGCTCATGGCAAGCACTGCGACGGGAGTACGTCCGACTGCGAGCCTGTAGCGGACGTCCTTGAGGTTCAGGCGTGCCAGGTGCGTGTCGGGGACTACATCGTGCGCGAGAGGTTCCGCTCCACGTCGGGCATCGTGCGACGACTCGCTCAGCCGAACCCCGGTGATGTCTCAGTTGGGTTCTACCTCTCGCCGCTCGAATCGCCGCGATGGTTCGACCCTGAGGAGATGGTCCGCGTGCGTCGCCTAAGGCCCGGAAACGGGGCCGACTCGTGAAGCCGCGCCCGAAGGTGGGCCGCAACAGCCGCGGTTGGTACGTCCACATGGTCCACGGCATCGGCATCGGGGCGACGTTCACGTTTCGCCAATTCCGCACCCACGCCGCAGCCCTCGCCTACGCCGACGAGATCGCCGGCCTGCGCGCAACACAGCCCGCATGGTACCGAGGCGAGAAGGAGCAGCCATGAGCGGCGTTCTCTGCAGCGGCTGCGAACAGGGCCGCGAGTGCACGCATTGGGCCGTCGATGGCGAACCCGGCAACGCGCACTGGGTTCGGTGTCGCGGGGTTGGGGTTGTGCGGATCACAGGGTCGTATCTGGCCGAGAGAAGTGGGGACGAGGAATGACGCTCTGGCTGAACCCCTTCATGCGCTGCGAGTGCGGCAAGGTCCACGTCCGCACGTTCGTCGGCCCCAACACGGTCTGCACCTGTGGACGCAACCTCTACTGGAAGGCGTGGTCATGACCGTCCCAACGTGCATCGACTGCGCCCGAGGTGCTTGCAGGGTTTGTTGTGGCATCGCGCTCGACGAGGCCACTGAGCAGGTCACCGAGTGTGAGTGCCCCGCTTGTCATGACGGGATGACGACCGACTGCCACGAGGCCATGCACGTCAGGTGCCAACGGAGTGGCAATCGGTGCTCCTGCGCGTGCCACTTCGATGAGCGGCTGGACGGGTGGGGCACTCATGTCTAGCGCCACCAACGGCCGAGCTCGCGAACACCGGGTGACGCGCTTCATGGAGGCATGCGGCTGGTCCCTGGCGATGCGTGCGGCCGGAAGCAAGGGTGCAGCCGACCTCGCGATGGTGCACGCCGAACACGGTCTCGCCTGGTGCCAGGTCGGGACCGCCAACAAGCGACTCGGGCCAGCAGATCGCGAACGCCTCGTGACGCTGGCCGAACTGTCGTGCGCGCTGCCGTTGCTCATCACCACCGCGCCAGGAGTCAGACCCAAGGCGTATGTCGTGACCAGGGATGTGCCCTCGAGATGGCAACCCTGGCCGCTTATTCAGACCACCGACCCGCTCCGCGTGAGCGGGTCTTCGCTTTCAGGAGAGACGTGACCTATCGACTCGTCAGCCTGTTCTCGGGCGTCGGCGGCCTCGACCTTGCCATTCGGGACGTGCTCGATGTTGAGACGGTCGCAGTCGCCGACGTCTGCAAGGTGACCAAGGACGGCGTCGGCCACCATGAGCCTCACCGCTCGCCCTGCACCGTGCTCGCCCATCGCTTCCCAGGCGTCCCGAACCTAGGCGACGTCTCACTCATCGACTGGGCCCCGTGGCGTGGACTGGTCGACATCGTGTGCGCCGGCTTCCCGTGCCAGGACGTCTCTGTCGCTGGTGGTCGAGCCGGCCTCCGCGACGGCACCCGCACCGGTCTCTGGTCGCAGGTCGTCCGCGCCATCACTGAACTACAGCCCCGATTGGTGGTCCTCGAGAATGTGCCAGGAATCTTCACAGCCTCAGCCGCTGGCGACGTGGAACCCTGCCCGTGGTGTCTGGGAGACGGATCAGGAGAGCATCTGCGGGCACTTGATGCCGTACTCGCAGACCTTGCCGAGGTCGGGTTCGATGCGGACTGGACGGTTGTACCAGCGTCCGGTGTGGGAGCCGCCCATCGTCGAGAGCGTTGGTTCTGTGCTGCCTACCCCGCGGGCCAGCCGTGGAGCTTCGAGCACGGAGACGGTGGCGTTGCTGCCTAGTCCGACCGTTTCGGACACGAACGGCCCAGGTGCTCATGGCGATGGCGGTCCTGACCTCAGGACCGCCATCTCGCTTCTGCCCACACCGGCCGTTAACGACATGGGCGCGGCGTACACCCCGGAGACATGGGACGAGTGGACCGCCGAGATGCGGGCCAAGCACAACAATGGCAACGGTCACGGCAAGTCCCTCAACGTCGAGGCTCAGCCGCTGAGCCTCGACGTTGAGGGACGGCTGTTGCCCACGCCCACCACGCGCGATCAGAAGGGCGAGAACCAACGTCGCGACGACACGTGCCTGACGGGCGCGCTCCTGCCGACACCCACAGCCATGGATGCCAAGTCATCGGGCGCTGCTGGCTACGGCAGCGGCCACGACGGAACCACGCTCACCGATGCGACCGTCCGCCAACCGGACCGCTGGGGCGAGTACGAGCAGGCCATCCGCCGCTGGGAGTCGCTCACCCGACCGGCGCCCGAGCCCACAAAGCCGAACAGCAAGGGCAACCCGAAGTTGTCCGACGAGTTCGACGAGTGGCTCATGGGCTATCCCAAGGGCTGGATCACCGATGTTCCCGACATCACCTGGAACGAGGTGCTCAAAGCCTGCGGGAACGGCGTCGTCTGGCAGCAGGGAGCCGCCGCACTCAGGTGGCTACTCAACCTGCCGCCACTAGAGCGAACAACCACACGAGCCCTCGCCAATGGCGGGGGCTCACCGCTTCCCGAGGAGGACTCATGACCGCGCTCCCGGCCTGCGCCGACATGCCCACCCTGTTCGAGGCCACCGACCCCGACAGCCACGCCGAAGCACGCGCCATCTGCCTCAGGTGCCCGCTGCTGGACAAGTGCCGAACCATGCGCATCGACGACTACGACGGCACCCTCGGCGGTCGGCTGTTCAAGAACGGCAAAGAGCAGGCCGTCCGCGTCAAGGAGTCGCGCACCGTGACCTGCCTCATGTGCGGCAACGAGTTCACCACCAAGTCACGCGCGTCGCTGTGCTCCCCGTACTGCCGCAGCGAACGCACCCGCCAACTGTGGCGGCTCAAGCATGAGAAGAGGACGGCATGACCCGCGACGCCAACAAGACTCTGCGATGGGTCCGGCGCGGCATGATCCTCGTCCCGGTCGCCGTCGCCGAAGTGCGCGTCGAGGAGGTCGCCGCGCTCAAGCCTAGTAAGACACGCACTCGCTACGACGTGCACCGTCTCATCGCGTGCCCGACCTGCGGCGCCAAGGCCGACCAGCGGTGTCGCACCGCTGGCGGCAACCCCACCGCCAACCACGCCGACCGGCTCATCTCCGTGCGCTGCCCATGCGGAGAGCCCGTAGCACCCAGTTGCCAGTACTGCCCGCCATGCCGAGATGCGGCCCGCAAACAGTCCTACCGGCTCAGGGAGCTGCGGAACCCGACACGAGAGCGGAGGGTGGCGTGAGTCTGTACTACGAGGACGACCTTGTGCGGCTCTATCACGGCAAGTGCGAGGACGTGCTGCCGGAACTCATCGCCTCGGGTGAGTGGTTCGACGCCGCGATCGTTGACCCGCCCTACGGAGAGACGTCGCTGCTCTGGGATCGCTGGATCCCGACGCTTCCAACGCTGCTCACGGGCGTCACAGACTCGATGTGGTGTTTCGGCTCGATGCGCATGTTCCTTGAGCACGGCGCTGACTTCCGGCTCTGGCGCATGTCGCAAGACGTCGTTTGGGAGAAGCACAACGGCTCGGGCTTCCACGCAGACCGGTTCAAACGTGTCCACGAGAACGCCGTCCATTGGTACCGAGGCGCCTGGGCCGATATCTACCACTCGACGCCCGTCACCAACGACGCACGGCGCAAGGTCGTCAGGCGCAAGGAGCGACCCGTGCACACGGGCGAGATCGCCGACAGCACCTACGTGAGCACGGACGGCGGCCCGCGGCTGATGCGGTCTGTGATCCAGGCGCGTTCGATGCATGGCCGTGCCCTGCACCCGACCGAGAAGTCTGGTGCGATCCTCGAGCCACTCATCGAGTACGCCGTGCCTGCTGGCGGATCGCTGATCGACCCAACGTCCGGCTCGGGATCGGCGCTTGCGATAGCCAAGGCGCGCGGCCTGAGGGCCGTTGGCATCGAGGCTGACGAGCGCTATTGCGAGAGCGCCGCCAAGAGGCTCGCGCAAGACACGCTGTTCGGCGAGGTGGGCTGATGGCTCTATGGATCGACGACCTGCTCACCGACCAGCCCGAGTGGTACGAGATGAGCGGAGACGCCTGTGCGCTGCTGGTCGAACTCTGGGTCGCTGCCAAGCGCATCGGCCGCGGTGGGGCACTCGAGACACACCGCATGCACCGGCTGGCCGAGCACTACTCCAACACCGCCAGGGACGAGCTGATCGCCAAGGGCTGGATGCACCCGGACGGCGCTGGATGCGACTCGGAGCTGTGCCTTCCGCTCGGCGTTCCGGGCTTCTCGTTCATGCACAACCTGAACGGTCGGCAGGAGTCGTCGGTGCTGTCGAGTGACCGGCAGAAGTCGTCCTTCGTGCGTCGTCGGAAGGCGTCGGTGAAGGCGAATCACACCAAGCATCACGCCAACAAGGGCATCAAGAAGGCCGATTGTGGGTGGTGCAACGGCGAAGAGAAGGACGACGAGGAGGTGTCCGAATAATGGACAAGGGCTCTCCGATTGCCCTCCGATTCTCCGCAATCGGCCGACGCCGCGCTCTGCATTCCTGCAGGTAGGTCCGCTTTCCTCCGTTCGGAGGCTCCGATTCGGAGACCATGCGTGCGCTCCACCAGTACCTAACCCAACCCAACCCAACCTAACCACTGTCTAGTAACTAACCTCCGCGCCAACTCGAAACGTCTATCTCGCTTCTCACCTAGGTAGACGCGCGCGACCAGGCGAAAAGCCGATGGACGCGGATTCGACAGCAGCAACCACCAGCCCGAGGCCGATGCGGCTTCGGGCTCTTTCGTGCCCAAGGAGCCAGCCATGAGAGTTGGGATCGACCTAGACGGCGTTTGCTACGACTTCGCGGGCAGCCTGCGCAAGTACCTCGTCAGCCGCAGCCTTCGACAGCCCCACGAGTGCCCGGATGCCCAGCGCTGGGAGTTCTACGAGGACTGGGGCATCACGCTCGACCAGTTCCTCGACCACTGCCATGCAGCGGTTGATGCCGGGATCGTCTTCAAGACAGGGACGCCGTACTCCGGCACCCGTGAGGCATTCCAGGCCATCAAGAGCGCCGGCCACAGCATCCACATCGTCACCGACCGAACGTTCGGCAAACCGGGTGCGTCAGCCGCCGCAACGCTCGGATGGCTCGCACGCCACGGCCTTGAGTTCGACTCCATCACGTTCAGCGCTGACAAGACCGTCGCCCAGCTCGACGTGATGGTCGACGACAAGCCCAGCAACTACGCCGCACTCGAAGCCGCTGGCGTCGAGGCATACCTGCTCACCCGTCCCTGGAACCAGCACGTCGAGAACGCACGCCGGGTGCTCGACCTTCTTCACTTTGCCGAGGTGATCGCATGACCGAGATCCGCACGACCAGCGCCACAGGCGGTCAAAAGGACGTGAAGCCTCAGCGCTACGACCTGATGCCACGAGCGGCGATGGACGCGATTGCCGAGGTGTTCGCGTTCGGTGCCGAGAAGTACGACTCGCACAACTGGCGCAAGGGCTACGAGTGGGGCAAGTCCTACTCGGCTGCGATGCGCCACATGACCGCGCACTGGGACGGCGAGACGCTCGATTCTGAGTCTGGCCTGCCTCATCTCGCGCACGCCGGCTGCCACGTCATGTTCATGCTCACTTGGCTTGCCGAACAAGGCGAGGGCGGCATGTTCGACGACCGCTTCAAGGCCGCGCGATGACCACCCACACCGGCCGCCACGCCTTCGAGGCCAACTGCGGTGCGTACAGACCAGCACCCGGCGTCACGTGCGAGAGCTGCCCACCCAAGTGCCCCGAGTGCGGCTCGTTCTACCGGCCCTCACGCGAGCAGGCGACGAACAAGTACCCGGTGCCGACGTGGCTGCCGGAGCTGAAGAAGCGGATCAAGGCGAAGGAGAAGGAATGAGAGCGACGATAGGCCGCCCGCGAGTCAGCCAATGCCCCTGCGGCCTACCCAATTGGTGCGAGGTCTGGATTGTCGAACGCCACGGTGACGTCATGGGCGAGTTCAACCAGTGGAGCCCCGCGATTGCGTTCGCCAACGAGATCGCCAGGAGCGACCGCGACGCGGCCCAGTTCGTCCGCGCTCTCCGCGAGGAGGTGGGCGAATGAGCTGCCGATTCGTTGCCAGCGACCAGCCGCGCGTTCTGCCGGGTCGCCACGGGGCTGACTGTGCATTCACGGCCATCACGTTCGGCCACGGAGACACGAACAGCGCCGAAGCGGACCCCGGTGCCACCGCGAACCTGCTGGGCGTTCCTGGGGCCTCTGACGGGTTCGCGTGTGTTGGGTGCCTCCCGTGTCCGGAGCCGCACTGTGTGGTGGACGGCTGCGATAAGCACGCCAAGACCAGGGGCATGTGCGGAATGCACGCCGAGCGCCTCCGTGTCCACGGCACCACCGAGCCGACGCGATGGAGCAGCGCCGACCCCCAGCGCCGCTTTTGGATGTACGTCGAGAAGACGGAGGCGTGCTGGAACTGGATCGGGACCCTGACCTACGACGGCTATGGAATCTTCCGCGCCAAGGGAGAGCGCACGGGGGCGCACCGGTGGGCGTGGAAGTTCGCTGGGCGAACGATCCCAGAGGGAATGCAGCTCGACCACCTGTGCCGCAACCGCGCCCGTGTGAACCCAGACCACCTCGAGGTGGTCACGCCGCTCGAGAACACGCGAAGGGGAGAGCCCTACAGGCGCCCGACGTGCCCTCGCGGGCATGCCGTTCGGCGCGATCCGAGTGGCGGCCGCTACTGCCCAACGTGCCGCCATGAGAAATACCTCGCCAAGAAGGGCTCGGTCGCATGAGTTGCTACTGGATCGGCGCGGACCAACCGCGCATGATGCTCAGCCGTCACGAAGGCGACTGTGCTGGCGAGCCGTGCCGTGGATGTCTTCCCTGCACCGAGTTCGCGCACTGCAGGGTGTGTGGCCGCAACCACGCCGAGCAAACCTGCGCCGACTGCCTCAACGACGTCCGCAGCGACCTCGCCGAGATCGTCCGACTCTGCGACGACCTGCCCATCGAAGCCGAGATCAAGGGCATCGACTCCGAAGCCGCCAACCTCGCAGGCCCGGCAGCCGACTGGGAGACCTGGCACCACGTCAAGGCCTCCGTTCGCGTCGGCCGACTCCCCGAAGGGTGGCAAGAGACCGCAGACCACGAGCTCCACCCGCTGTTCGTGCTCGGCGGCTGGGATGCGATGGTCCGCGACGCCCTCGAACACGACGAGCCGAACGAGCGCGTCACCATCACGCTCGCCGCGGCCTACGTCGACCGGCAGCTCACCTATCTCGCCGGCTACGTCGACCTGCCGTTCGAGGACCTAGCGCGCGACCTGCGTCAGTGCCGGGCTCACATTGAGCGCGTGCTACATGACGGTGAGCAGCGAGACACTGGCGCCCCATGCATGACGTGTCGGGTGCCGCTCGAGCGCGTCTGGGGTAGCGACGGTGCCGAGGATGGCTGGCGGTGTCCACGATGTCGCGAGTTCCGTACCGAGGCCGACTACCGGCACAACATCGCCCAGCAGATGCACCTGACGCGCACCGAGCGTGTCGCTGGCGCCGAGTGGCTCAACGGGTCGGACATGGAGTTCCTATTCGGCGTGAAGGCGGCAACCGTGCACAAGCGATTCCAGCGAGGCGACATCAAGAGCAAGTGGCACTCGGGCGAGCGCGTCTACCGCGTGTCCGACATGCCGGAGGCGGCATCGTCCAGACCGCCGTGCTATCCTGTCCAGGAAGGTGCCCAAGAGGTGCCCAATCCAGACGCCGCGAGCCACCAGGCCGCGGCGTTCGTCTTTCCCGAGGAAAGTCGGGAGGCCTGACCAATGGCATTGAGCGACCGACTCAAGACCCCGCCGAAGCCAGCCAGCATCTGCAAGTTCGGCGACTTCTACAGCCAGCTCAGCGACGACGAGCGCAAGTCGATCGATGCCGCGCTCGAAACCGTCGGCAGGCCCGGCGGCTGGCGACTCCGCGACGTCGCCCGCCAGATCCGCGCCGAATACCCCGAGTGCTCACCCTCGGTCGAAGCGCTCGACGACGCCATCCGGCGTCATCGCTCCCACGGCGAGGCATGCCGTGGGACTCACTGACCGCCTGACTTCCACCCCGCCCGCACCGGCCACCCAGCCTAGGCGCCAAGAGCGCACACAGGGCCGAGAGTACGGGTCTGTGGCGGCCGGGCGATTCTGGTCGAAGGTCAAGAAGACCGAGACGTGCTGGCTTTGGGTGGCTGGGCGCGAGGGACACGGCGGCTATGGCCTGTTCTGGCTGAATGGTCGCAATGAGGTTGCGCACCGGGTCTCGTATACCTGGTGTAACGGGCCCATCCCGGCCGGCGTCGAGATCGACCACATCTGTCGCGTTCGCCAATGCGTGAATCCGGAACACCTGCGCCCCGTCTCGCGGAAGCAGAACAACGAGAACCGGAGCCGCGCGAACGCCAAGTCCCAATCCGGGGTCCGCGGCGTTAACCGACACGCCTCGGGGCGATGGCGGGTGCGAGTCCGTCACAACGGCGTCGAGTACAGCGGCGGTACCTATGCGGCCCTCGCGGACGCCGAGTGTGCCGCTATAGCGCTGCGAAACCGGCTTTTCTCACACAACAACGCGGACCGCTAATGGACATCAAGGCAGCACTGGACGCGACGCCGGGGCCGGGACTGGCGGCACGCCTCGCGCGGCCAACGCATCCCACCGGCAGAGAATACGAGTGGGATGGGACGAAGGGCTGGCTCTCAACCGAGCCGCTCGCGGACCGCCCCAAGACATGGGACGCGTTCATCGTCGACGCCGGACTCGACCCGGACGAGGTTGAAGTACAGGAACCCGTACAGGTTCGCGGCTGGGACTCACCCGTCGGCGCCGGCAACGTCGTCCGCATGCACTACTACCGGCTCACCCTTCGTCGTCGCGGCCTTCGCGTCGACCTGGACGAGTTGGTCAAAGCCGCACGGCGTAGGGCGACGGCTTCAAAGGAAGCCGCCGAAGGTCAAGCCTTCATCCTTGCGCTCGGCGACCTGCAGCTCGGCAAGATGGACGGCGACGGCGTTGAAGGCACAGTCGCACGATTCGTCGCCTCAACGGCAGCCGCGGTGGCTCGCTACAAGCGGATCGCCAAGGGTGCGCCGGTCTACCTGCTGCACCTCGGCGACTGCATCGAAGGCATGGTGTCGCAAGGCGGCGCGAATGCCTGGCGCACACCGCTGACCACCACCGAGCAGGTCCGCCTCTACCGCCGCCTGGTGATCGAGCAGGTCAAGGCGTTCGCGTCCATCGCGCCCCAGGTCGTCCTCGCAGGCGTTCCTGGCAACCACGACGAAGCCAACCGGCCGCTACAGACCTACGGCGACTCGTGGGCCGTCGACTCACTGGCAGCAGTGCACGACGCACTGCAACTCGCAGGCAACTACGAGCACGTCAGCGTCATGGCCCCAGACCGCGACGAGCTCACCCTCACGCTCGACGTGTGCGGCACCGTCATCGGCATGGCGCACGGACACCAGTTCGGCCGCGGCATCGACGGCTGGCGCAAGTGGTGGCAAGGACAGCAGCACGGACGTCAGCCGATCGGCGACGCGGATGTGCTGCTCGCCGGCCACTACCACCATCTTCGCGTCGAGCAGGGTTCGCGGACGTTCATCCAGACGCCCGCCCTCGAGAGTGGCAGTCAGTGGTGGAAGCACCGTGCTGGCGAATGGGGCAATCCCGGCGTCATCACCATGCTCGCGGGCGGTGGACAGTGGAGCGCGCTTGAGGTGTTGCGATGAACGACGTCTACGACCTCTGTCTCGCTCGCCGCACAACGCCCTACAGCGAATGGCCGCCCGTGTGCGTCAAGAGCCTCGACCACGACGGACCGCACGAGACCTGGCCGGCCAAGCATCACCAGCCCGGCACCGGCGAAACGTGGCAGTGATGGCCCGCTACGTCCTGCTCACCGGTGACGAGACGCGCGGTGACCTCGCCGAAGCCATCGCCAACCTGCGCCAACGCAAGCGCATGTGCCAGATCCCCAGCACGCGCGCCGAGATTGACGATGAGATCGACGAGCTGGTCGCGCTGCTGGTGAGTCGCTAACGGATCTTGCCGCCGAGCTCGGACTGAATCGATTGACAGTCGGCAACGCTCTGGCATTCGATCGCCCACTTGTTGCCGTACAGGACTTCGCCGCCAGACAAGCCGGAACTGGCCATCTGCTTCACGAGCTTCGCCCAGCCATCCAGCGCGTCGCTCGACTTGAACCAGTTCACGGTGCCCTGGTCGCAAGTGACCGCATCGGTTACGCCGATCTCGGGCTCCGTGTCCGGCGAACAGTTGTCCAGGCTCGCGGAGTCGGCGACCGACTGTGCGCTGTCGAAGGACTTGGTCGACGCGTCGCCTGCACCGCTGCTGCAACCAGCGAGCAAGACGATGCTGCTGAGGGCGACGGCAAGCCTGACGAGCACCCGAGCAACGTAAACCCAGGTGGCCGGGGGTGTCAGCCGAATGGCTCGAGCCAAGCGAACCTGCAAGACGTGCCCAGCAGTCATCGACCCCAGCGCCGGACAGTGCGACGCCTGCCTCAAGGCAACGCGCCAGAAGCACGACCGCGCTCGAGGCACCAGCACAGAGCGCGGCTACACCAGCGCTGGCCACAAGCGGTTCAGGCGACTGGTCCTCACGCGCGATCCCATCTGTGTGCTGTGTCGCCAAGCCTGGTCGACCGTTGCTGACCACCATCCCCTGAGCCGCAAGCAGCTCGTAGACCAAGGGCTCGACCCGAACGACCCGAGCGCAGGGCGCGGGCTGTGCGCCCCGTGCCACGACCGCGAGACCGCTCGGAACCAGCCTGGAGGCTGGAACTTCCGCGGCTAGGTCAAGGGGTGGGGGTGACCCCCAAAGTAAAGGGGGCACGCGACCGTCCAGGGGGGACTCTCGCAAGTCCCGCAAGTTCAAAACCGACCGTCCGGCGCAATGCCGCGGTGCCTGATGCCCGCGCAAGGCGGGCCGATGGGAGCACGAAATGCCGAGTGGTGGAGCGCGAGCCGGTGCTGGTGGGCCACAGAACCCGAACGCACTAGACAAGTCGCGTCGGAAGGTCTCGGAACTCATCGTTCTCTCGCCCGAGCCGCGCACCGAGCCCGCTCCGCCATGGCCCCTCGGCAATCAGTCCGAGGTCGAGGCCGAGATGTGGGACGCCTACTGGCGTAAGCCGCAGGCGCAGTACTGGCTCGATTTCCACATGATCGAGGTCGTGGCGCTGTATGTGCGCCAGTTCTGCGAGGCGGCCACTCCGAAGAACTCGGCCGAGAACCGCAAGGCCGCCCAGTCGTTCCTGTCGCTGCTCGGGCTCACGAGCCCCGCGCTCAAGGCGGCCGGCTACACCATCGCCACCGCTCCCACTGAAGCCGACAAGCCGAAGCCTGCGTTCCGATCGAGTGCTCGCGACAGATTGACGGTTGTCGATGGCGGCGCAAGCACCTGACGAGTACGTCGTCGATTTCTCGACGCTCTGGGTCGTTCCCGACTGGATCGAAGCCCACTGCATCCTGACGTCACCGACAGCCGGCTTCATGCCGTTCGTCAAGTACGACTGGCAGCTCTGGTGCACGGTCAATCACTACCGGATCAAGCCTGACGCGCTCCCTGTTGGCACAGTAAAGCCGGACGGCTCGCTCGCCGGCGTGTCGTCCGCATTCCATAGCCGCCGATCCCAGGTCGTGGCACCGCAGAAAACGGGCAAGGGACCGGATTCGGCAACCCTGATCTGCGTTGAGGCGGTGGGTCCGGCAACCTTCGCGGGCTTTGCCGAGGGTGGCGAGGCATACGACTGCGCCGACTGGGGCTGCTCGTGCGGATGGGGCTATGAATACCGGCCCGGCGAGCCCATGGGTAAGCCCTGGAATCGCGCCCTGATTCAACTTCTCGCCACCAGTGAGGACCAGACAGACAACGTCTACCTCCCGCTTCAGGCCATGATCCGGAATGGGCCGCTGGGCGAGCAGATGAAGGTCGGCGAGGGCTTCATCCGGACGCCGAATGACGGTCGGATCGACCCGGTCACCTCGAAGGCGCAGTCGAAGCTCGGGAACCCGATCACTTTCGCCGTCCAAGACGAGAACGGCCTCTACACGCAGGCTAACGGCCTTCTCCGTGTCGCCCAGACGCAGCGCCGCGGCCTCGCCGGCATGGGTGGGCGCTCGGTTGCTACGACGAACCCGTGGGACCCGGCCGAGAACAGCGACGCTCAGCAGACTTTCGAGTCCCGTCGGCCTGACATATTCAAGTTCTACCGCCAGCCGCCGCCCAATCTGTCCTTCAAGAACAAGGCGGAGCGGCGCAAGATCCTCACCTACGTCTATCGCGGCTCGACGCACGTCGATATCGACTCGATCGAGGCCGAGGCGGCAGAGCTCCTCGAGACCGATCCGGCCCAGGCGGAGCGGTTCTATGGGAACAAGCTCGTCCAGGGCCTCGGAACCTGGCTCCCTGAGGGCCTCTGGGAGTCCCGTGGACCCATTGAGGGCGAAGAGCCGCGCGTGGTGCCCGATGGGACGTCGGTCTGCCTCGGCTTTGACGGCTCCGACTCCGACGACTGCACCGCGATCAGACTCCGAACGGTTGACGGCTACCGATTCACTCCGACTTACGGCCCCGATCACCGCCCGACCTTCTGGAACCCCGCCGAATGGGGCGGCTCGATCCCCCGCGGCGAGGTCAACGCGGCCATCAACGAGCTCTGCTCCCGATTCAAGGTCAAGCGGGCCTATTGCGACCCCCGCGACTGGCAATCCGAGATCGGCGACTGGGCGCTGAAGTACGGCGACAAGGTCTTCCTTGAGTGGGCCACCTACCGGATCAAGCAGATGAACGACGCGCTTGTCCGGGTCGTCAACGACCTGAAATCGGGCCGATCCAGCCACGACGGATGCCCCATCACGACCCTGCACGTCGCCAACGCCCGCAAGGTCGCCAAGCCATCCGGCATGTACATCCTCGGCAAGCCCCACGGCGCCTACCACCAAAAGATCGACATGGCGATGGCCGACGTACTGGCCCATATCGCAGGCGAAGACGCCCTGACAGACGGCTGGGCCACCCCCAAGCCCGAAGCATTCATCTACCTCGCGTGAGAGAGGGGCCACCATGGGCATGACGCCCGCCGAAGCGATGGCCCTGGGCCAGAAGATGTGGCTTCAGATCACGCGCCGCCGGACGATGGGCAACGCCTCGGGGATGCGGCCGGGAGGCATCCGTGAATGCCTCGACTACTACCGAGGCGCACACAGCCTGAGGTTCTTCTCCGACGAGTTCTCGGCCTACTTCAGCTCGCGATTCACTGGTTTCTCCGACAACTGGTGCGGACCGGTCATCGACAGCGCTGCTGAGCGCCTGAACTGGATGGGCATCCGGCTCGGGACCGATACGCGCGACGCGGACACCGAGTTCCAGCGTGTCATGGAAGCCAACAACGTGCCGGCGAGCATGTCAGAGGCCTTCACGGTCGCGCTCTCGTGTGGTCGCTCGTTTGCGCTCGTCTGGGGCAACCCTGACGACGAGTCGACGCCCTCGGTGACCTTCGAACATCCGGAGTTCTGCACCCTCGCGACCGACCCCGACACGGGCCGCACCACGGCCGCCGCGAAGGGCTGGATCGACGACGGACAAGGCTTCCTGACGCTCTACACCGACACCGAGGTGTGGAAGTGGAGGTGGCAGGTCTCTGACCGCGACGCCACCAATCCCCGGAAGCAGCCGCACCACGACGCCGATGACGGCAAGGGTGATGAGCCCGCCGAGTGGATGCCCCGACCCGAGGTTGACGGCACCTGGCCGATCCCGAACCCGATGGGGCGCGTCCCCATGGTCGAGTTCCGCAACCAGTCGTTGCTCGACGACATGCCGCTCTCTGACTTGGCTGGTGTCGCGGCGATGCAGGACGCCATCAACCTGACGTGGGCGTACCTGTTCAACTCCCTCGACTTCGCCAGCCTCCCACAGCGCATCATGACCGGCGCCGACTACCCGTCGGTTCCAGTGCTGGATGACCAGGGTCAGGTCATCGCGAGGAAGCCGCTAGACCTCAAGCGGCTGATGAAGGAGCGGGTCCTCTGGGTTCCCGACCATGAGGCGAAGCCCGGCTCGTGGCCCGCGGCCGACCTCTCGGTCTTCGGTGCGGTCATCGAGATGGCCGTCGACCACGTCGCGTCGCAGACCAGGACCCCGCCGCACTACCTGATGGGCAAGATGTCCAACACGGCGGCCGAGTCGCTGACTGTCGCGGAGACCGGCCTCGTCGCCAAGGTCGTCCAGCGCCAGCAGTACTTCACCAAGGCCATCCGCGAACTCCACTCCCTCGTGGCGCTCGCCCAGGGCGGCAGTGACGGCGTCGCTCGAGCGAAGGCCGCAGCGACCGGCCGGATCGTGTGGCAGGACCCGCAGTACCGCTCCTTGGCGCAGAAGACCGACGCCTTCCTCAAGCTCGGCCAGGCCGGACTTCCGCTGCAGTACCGCCTCGAGTGGTGGGGCCTCGACCCCGCTGAGGTGACGCGCGTCATCGAACTCGCGAAGGCCAACCCCGAGCTCATGGTCTCCGGAACACCGATCCATGCCGCGCCAGGACAGCCGCTCCCCCGCGGATTCAACGAGATCCAGGCCTCGTCTGCGACTCCCGAGGAGTCGGCGCAGACAACCCCGACCTCACCCGCGCAACGCGGGGAGTAACACCTCTCGCAAGGAGAGCACCATGGAACCGACCGCCGAAGAGATCGCCGCAGAAGAGGCCGCCGAGGCCGCACGCAACGCCGCAGGGGCAGAGGGCGCCGAAGGCGGTCCCGACACTGAGGCCGAGGCTGCAGCAGCGCTCGGAGACAAGGGCAAGCAGGCACTCGACCGCATGAAGGCCGAGCGCAACGCTGCCCGTGAGCAGTTGAACGCCTTCAAGAACCTCGGCCTGACGCCCGAGAAGCTGCAAGAGCTGATCGGCAAGTCCACTGAGGACGCCAAGGCTGCAGACGAGGCCCGCACACGTCGCGAGGCAGAGTCCGCAGCACTCCAGAAGGCCAACGAGCGCCTCATCCGCGCGGAGGTCAAGGCCGCCGCATCCGGCAAGCTCGCCAACCCGGCACTCGCAATGAAGCTGCTGGACCTCTCGTCATTCGACGTCGATGACGACGGGGAGGTTGATTCCGACGCGATCAGCGCCGCCATCGACGACCTGATCACCAAAGAGCCCTACCTCGCGGTCGCGCAAGGCGAACAGAAGCGATTCCAGGGCGGCGCCGACGCCGGCGCCAGAGGAACCGCGGGCAAGCCGCAGGTCACCGAAGAGCAACTGAAGTCCATGACCCCCGAGCAGATCGTGAAGGCCCAGAACGAGGGCCGGCTCACGAAGTTGCTCGGCGGCTAACCCCAACCCGTTCAGCAGCCCCCGCCTCTAAGGCGACGGGGCTGTTCGGCATGCCCCAAGGAGGCACCCGATGAGCATCGCCCGTTTCCGCCCCGAGATCTGGAGCGCCAACCTCCTGGTCGCGCTCCGCAAGTCCCTCGTCTACGGCTCCCCCATGGTCGTCAACAAGGACTACGAAGGCGAGATCGCCGAGTTCGGCGACACCGTCCGCATCACCTCGATCTCGCGGCCCGCGATCGGCACCTATGTGCCGAACTCGACCACCATCACCTTCCCCGAGCTGACCGACGCCCAGCGGACCCTCGTCATCGACCAGGCGAAGTACTGGTCGTTCTCGGTCGACGATGTCGACGCACGCCAGGCCCGCGGCAACGTGATGCCCCAGGCCGCTGACGAGGCCGCGTTCGCGCTGGCCGACGTCATCGACCAGTACATCGCGTCGTTCTACACCGGCGTCCAGTCGGCGAACCAGCTCGGCTCGATCACCGTCAACTCGGCGACGACCCCGACCGACGCCTACGACAAGGTGCTCGTCCCCCTGAAGATCAAGCTGGACAAGGCCAACGTCCCCACGAACGGCCGCTACGTCGTCGTCACCCCCGAGCTCCACGGGTGCCTGCTTCGCGACAGCCGCTTCATCAAGGTCAACGAGGCCGGCACTGACGAGGGTCTGCGCAACGGTCACGTCGGGCGCGCCTCCGGGTTCGACATCATGATCAGCAACAACACGCCGAACACCTCTGGCTCCGAGTTCGTCATCCAGGGCGGCACGAACCAGGCGATCTCGTTCGCCGAGCAGATCAACAAAGTCGAGGCCCTGCGTCCGCAGTCCTCGTTCTCCGACGCCCTCAAGGGCCTCGCTCTCTACGGCGCCAAGCTCGTGCGTCCCGACGCGCTGGCCACCGCCCTCGTCACGGTCTCCTGACCCTGATCCACCAGAAGGAGTAAGACATGGCACGCGCAGCACTCGCCTACAGCGCCACCGTTCCCAACGGTTCCCTCGCGGACCCGGCCGGTGTCGCCACGGTGGCCGGAGCCGGAAACGGCCTCCAGATCCCGTCTGTCCCGACCCCGCCGGCCATCGTGAAGTCCCTGCCGGAGTTGACGCTTCTGCGGGTCTCCAACGCCTCTGGCGGCTCAGGCACGGTCACCGTCAAGGCCGGCGCCCAGCCGCTCGCGATCGCGTCCGGCCTCGGCGACCTCACGGTCACCGTGGCGAACGGCGCGACGTCGTGGCTCGGCCCGTTCGAGTCGGGCCGCTTCGTCCAGAACGACGGCTCGATGATCGTCGAGTCCTCGGTCGTCATGACCGTGACGGCGTTCCAGATGAAGCGGAACACCTGATCGTGGCCGAGACGATCCGGGTTCAGGGTGAGGGTGGGGCGATCTTCATGCTCGACCTCCCGCTCCATGAGGCGATCGAAGACCAGATCACCAAGGGCACGCTGACCGTCCTCGGCACTGAGGACGACAGCGCCGAGCCTGAGGACGTGCCGGTGGATGCCGAGCAGGTGCCCGAGCCTGAGGCGGAGAAGCCCTCCAAGTGAACTCAGGCCGAGTGGTGGCAAGCATTGCGCCACTCGGCCTGAACCACTCCACCACCCCCTGAATCGAAAGGCCGTCGTGACGATGTTGAATCCGCTCGCAACGCCCGATGACCTTCTCGATCGCAATATCACGATCCCGGCCGACATGAACGTGTTCGCGGTCCTCGCCTCGGCTACCGACGCCGTGCGAGATGCCGCCGCTTGCCCGATCAGCCAGGCCACATCGACCGTCACCCTGGTTGCGACCGACCGTGAGCAGCTCGACCTCCCCGCCGGCCCCGTGGCCTCAGTGGTTTCGGTGTCGATCGGCGGTACTCCTGTCACCGGTTGGGACAAGGTCGGAGACTCGGTCTACTTCCGCGGTACGTGGCCTGCGAGCACGTGCCTCCCGGCCGAGGTCACGGTCACGTACACGCACGGGCTGACTGTCGTCCCCGCCGACATCGTCGACCTGGTCTGTCAGGTCGCCGCCATCATGGGTGCCCAGAATGGTGACCCTGGTGCAGGCGGCAAGGTGACCGCGGTGCGTCTCGGTGACTACGGCGAGACGTACTCCGTCCCTGCCGGCACCGAGTCACCGTCCCCGGTAGCGCTCCCGGACACCGTGAAGCAAGCCCTCCGAACCCGCTTCGGAACCTCCGTCGCCATGGTGCGGATCTGACCATGGCCATCCAGCGCATGTTCAAGCAGGCCGTGACACTGGAGACCTACCTCGGCTCAGGCGCACACGGTCCGCTGTTCGCATCGCCCCTCTCTGTGCCGTGTGCGATCTCGAGCGCCACGAAGATGGTCCGCAACACGCTTGGCGAAGAGGTCGTCTCCAGCACGCGCATCTATGCCGCCGTGACGACCGCCCCCACTGAACCCGCCGTTGCTGGCCAGTTCTCCCCAGGCTCCCGCGTGACCATCGCGGGCAAGGTGGCGCATGTCATCGCTGCGGCGAGCAGGGACCAGCCCGCACCCACGCGCGTCCATCACGTCGAGGTCGACCTGACATGAGCGACGGAATCAGGACCTTCGCGTTCGGCCACGACTTCGCGCCCCGCGACGTCACTGGCGGCAACGCGCTGCTCGCCGCAGCGCACGTTCTCGAGGCCGCGCTTGAAGGACTGAAGGACGCGGCCGACGAGATCGTGATGCCCCTCGCTGTCGAGAAGGCACCGCTGCTCACGCCCGAGAGCATGAGGCGCGCGGGACGATTCGGCGGCGGCCAGGGCGGCGCACCGGGCGAGCTCCGCGAGTCTGCGAACGTCGACCTCGAGGCCGATGAGCGCCGCGTGGCCCTGTCCTTCAACACGATCTATGCGTCCTTGCAGCATGAGCGCACGGACTGGCACCACGCCGACGGCGAAGCCAAGTACCTCGAGTCCGCGATGAATGAGTCGCGCAACGAGGTGCTCGAGCGCGTGGCCGCACGTATCCGAGAGGCGACTGGCGAGTGAGCTTCTCATCCGACCTCTTCGCCGGACTGGCCGCGCTCCTGCAGGGCGCAGGCATCGGCGTCTACTCCGAGATGGGCATCTTCGGCCCCGGAGACGTGGGGATCTTCGACAAGATCCTCCCCTCAACCCCGGATGGCGGTATCGCACTCGCCCAGTACCCGGTGAGCGACGACCCGTCGCTCTCGGACTCGGTGATCGGCGTACAGGTCCGCACCCGCATGGCCGGCGAGGACTCCCGACCCATCGACGATCTGGCTGACGCGATCTTCAACCAACTCCAGGGGCTCGCGGATAGGACGCTGGCCGGTGGCGTCCATGTCGTCGAGGCCGAGCGCCGCTCCGGCTCTCCTGCAGTCCAAGACGACCTGAAGCGCTGGACGCGAGCCGACAACTACTACCTGACCGTTTGGCGTCCGTCGCCGAACCGCACCTAGGGCGAATCTGCCCCCTGCGCGTCGGCACCCGACGCGCCCACACACGCCGACCACTCCTCCCGGAGTAGGCCGCCGAAGCCCGCCCGACTCGCGGCGTGCTCCAACCCAACCCCGGAGGAACAGTCATGACTGACCCTGTGGACGTCCCGCTGGGGACGGCGACCCTCGTCCGCAAGTGGCGACTCGAGGTCAACACCGGCACCGACGCCGCACCTGTGTGGACGAAGGTCTACGGCATCTCGAACCTGCAGCTCGCGCTGAACCCGACGCTTCAGGACGACTCGGACTACGACAGCGCCGGCTACAAGTCGCAGGCCATCACGGCGATCGACTGGTCGATCGTCGCGACCCTGATGCGCAAGACGCTCGCATCCGACCCGACGTCCTACGACCCGGGGCAGGAGGCAATCCGCACCGCGGCGCTGAACATCGGCAACAGCAACTCCGTCGGCGTCCGCGTCTGCGAGATGGGCACAGCCCGCGTCGAGGCCTACCAGGGCCACGCGTCAGTCACGTGGTCGCCGCAGGGTGGCTCGATGGATGCGCTCGAGAGCGTTCAGGCGACGCTCACCGGCCGCGGTCAGCGGACCGCGATCACGCACCCGTACCCGCTGGCCCCGGCCGCGCCGGTCATCAACTCGCTCACGCCGTCCACTGTGGCGGCCGCGGGTGGCGACGAGGTCGAGATCCACGGCACCGGCTTCCTGACGGCCACGGCGGTCACGGTCAACGGCTCGGCGCTCGCGTCCAGCAAGTACGTCATCCAGTCGGACAACCTCATCACCTTCTCCTCGCCGGCGCACGCCGCTGGTGCGGGCTCCGTGACGGTCACCAACCCGACCGGCACCTCGGGCTCGACGGTTCTCACCTACGTCTAGCCCTCCCCCATAAGCGTGGCGGCCCGGTTTCCACGGCAGGGCCGGGCCGCCACCACCTCCTGCCGTATCCAGCCGTGACCAACGTGAGGACACAGCCGTGGCTTTCAACGACCTCGATGACTTCTTCGACGACGCCCTGCGCCTGCCCATCGGCGGCAAGGAGTACGTCATCACCGTCTCTGCAGAGGCGGGCATCCGGCACCAGAAGCTCTTCAGCCTGATTGTCGCCGCCAACAACGGCGTGACGCTCTCGGCCGAGGATCTCGCAACGCTCGAGCTCGATGACGATGCCGAGAAGGACGTCTTCATCTCGGTCCTTGGCCCGGCCTACGACGAGATGAAGGTCGACGGCGTCTCGTGGCCCAAGATCAAGCACGCCGCGACTACCGCGTTCATGTACGCCGCAGGCGACAAGAAGCTGGCCGAGCAGGTGTGGAACAACCCCGAGGCGGTCGATGTCGCGGGAAAAGCGCCGAGGCAGCCGGCGGACCACAAGAAGAAGTCGAAGTAGGCCCCACCGGCCTGCCGGAGTGGATCGACGAGCCGGCTGTCGAAGCGGGTCGTACAACCGCTCACCTGATCTCTGAGCACTGGTCGCTCATCGAGGCCGACCTGCAGGAGTTCTACGGCATCGATGTTGCTGACGCCGAACTCATGGCGAAACGGTCCTGGCGCTGGCTCCGTGTCCGCATCACTGGCCTGCTGAGCCGCCCCAGCTCGTTCCTCGTGCTCGACATGGGCGCCGAGGTCATCGCCGTCCCGTCGACCCGCTTCGGGCTCGCCCTCAATCCGCCGAACATCGGCTCCTGACAGGAGGTGGGGCGCATGTCGCTGTCCATCGGCACCCTTGTGGGCTACCTCCAGCTCGACGACTCGAACTTCAGTCGCAAGGCCGACGCCGCGGATAAGAAGATGTCCGCGCTGCAACTGCAGCTCAAGGCGCTCTCTCAGCTCGACCCGAAGCTGAAGATCAACGCCGACGAGGCGACGGCCAAGCTCGAGGCGCTCAAGGCGCGAGTCGCGGACCTGAAGGCTAAGGCGGCTGAAGGCGTCGACGTTCGCGTCGAGATGGTCAAGGCACTCACCGAACTCGACCTCCTGCAGGCCAAGATTCGTGAGGTCTCGCGCAGGGTCGACATCAACATTGGCACCGCCGACGCGGAGGCGAAGCTGACCCTCCTTGGCCTGCGAGTCGACTGGCTCAAGGGCAAGCTAGACTTCTTCGGGAAGATCAAGGGTCCGGGCCTCCTGGGAACGGCCATCATGGGCCTGGGTCCGATGCTGTTCGCGCTCGGCGGCGCGGCAACCCTTGGCTTCGGGGCCATCACTGCCGGTGCGCTCTCAGCGGTCGCTGGCATCGGCGTCCTGAAGTTGGCACTGAAGGACATCGGTCCCGGCGCCGCGGCGTACAAGGCCTACCAGCAGGCACTCACCAAGGCCGACCAGTCCTATGCGACATCGATGGCGAAGGCCGCCTCGTCGCAGTCGGTGGCCCTGCGTGGCACCAGCACGACGTGGAGCACACCTGCTCGCGTGAGCGCGAACAAGGCCTACGCCAACGCGCAGAACTCGGCCGCGCTGCAGTTGGCCCAGGCGCGGCAGAACGCCCAGACGACGCTGGATCAGTCGGCCTACGGGTCGCTGTCGCCACAGGCACGTGCGTTCGTGCAGTTCGACATCAACAAGCTCCAGCCCGTAACCACCGGCTTCAAGCAGTCGGCCGAGAACTCCGTACTGCCCGGGCTCCAGCACGGGCTCGCGCACGCGATCCAGGCTGCCCCGCTGGCGAACGCCGCGATCGCGTCGATCGGTGGCGCGGTCGGCGACATGGCGGCGAAGGCCGGGAAGGCGCTCAACGACCCATTCTGGCGCAACTGGATCTCCTGGCTCGGCCGGTCAGCGTCGAAGGACATCCCGATGCTCGGCTCGGCAGCCGGCCACATGCTCGAGGGCATCGCGCGCGCGATCAAGAAGTTCTCCCCCGACGGCCACTCCATGCTCGCGTGGATCGACGGCCTGGCGAAGAAGTTCGACCACTGGACCACCGCCAACGGCTTCACCAAGTTCCTCGACACCGTCCACAAGGACGGTGCCCAGGTCGCCTCGACGCTGGGTGCCCTCTGGAAGGTGCTCGGGCCGTTCCTCAGCGGAGCGGCCACGGCCGGCTTCGCGGAGTGGAAGGTTTTCGGCACCATCCTGTCCGGCATCGCGTCGCTTCCGACAGGGTTCATCAAGTTCCTCGGTGAGGCACTCCCGGTCATCATCCTCGGCCTCAAGGGAATGCAGATCGTGAACTCTGTCGCCAAGGGCATCAAGGCGATGGGCGTCGCGATGGGCATCCTCGACGCCGCGATGGACGCCAACATCATCAGCCTCGTCGTACTGGCGATTGTGGCCCTGGCGGCGGGTCTCATATACGCCTACGAGCACTCGAAGACCTTCCGCGACATCGTGAACGGCGCCTTCAAGGCCATCGGTGACGCCGCATCGTTCATGTGGAACGACGTACTCAAGCCGGTGTTCAAGCTCTGGCTCGATGGGTGGCTCCTCATCGTCGGAGCGCTCGTTCACGGAGCCGCGGCGGCGTTCGGGTGGATCCCGGGCCTCGGCCCGAAGCTGAAGGCGGCTGCGGCGAAGTTCGACCAGTTCCGCGACTGGGTCAACGGCGCGCTCGACGGCATCCATAAGGACATCCCCGTCAAGGTCACCGTCCAACTCAGCGGATCGAAGGCGCTCGCAGCACTCCTGACGCCGGGTGGATCGCAGCCGCAGGGCAACCCCGCCGACATGTCGAGCTTCCAGTCGCTGTTCTTCTCGGGCGTGAAGCCGAAGGCCGGGCACCATCCGCACGTCGTCCCCGGGGCTGCTCCGCGGGCGGACACAGTGTTCACGGGGCCGATCACGATCAACCAGCCGCACAACTACCAGGACGTACAGCGCAACATCACCCACCGGCGCCAGATGGCTGCTCTCGGCGGGGTGGGCTGACATGTCGACGGCCCTGACCATCACTCGCGCGAGCCTCAGCCTCGCCGATCTGGTCGTGGTCGGCTCGCACGACTCTGCCGTGACGGGTGCCGGCTACTGGATTCCAGACGACGGCTCGAGTACTTTCGCACTGCCAACGTTCTCGCCCCGCATCCAGTGGGCTCCCGACTCGGCGTATGTCACGGGGCGCCAGTTCCTCGCGTCCGTGCTCGACCAGGGAACGCTCGCACTTCCAGTGCGCGTGATCGCGCCAGACGCCACCACTCTCGTAACCCGCAAGTCTGCGCTCGAAACCGCCCTGCATCAGGCCGCCTACACGGTGACCATCACGGTCGACGGCTACGTGATCGGCTCTTGGAACGCCTTCCCATCCCTCGTCGGGTGGCAGACGCCGACGCCGCGGGACCGCGCCGACCTCATGGCCCGCGCCGTCCTCCAGATCCCCGTGAACCCGTGAGGAGCTGACCCGTGCCGATCCACGACATCGACGCCCAGGACAAGTCCCTCGACGACGACTACGGCGCCTCGCATGGGTCGAACGCACCGGCATCGCACGACCTGGCGCTGTTCTTCTCCGACCCGCTCTTGGCCAGCGACCCGACGACGGTCGAGCTCGACAGCACCAACAGCCCTGGCTATGCGCGCGTGACGATCAACAATGACGCCACATGGGCGGCAGCGTCCGGAGGGCAGAAGCTTCTCGCTGCTGGCTACGTGACGATGCCCGACCCGACGGACACGTGGCTGCAGACGGCGACGCACTGGGGGCTGCTCGGCTCGGACGGGAAGTGGTGGGACTGCGGCGAGCTGCAGGCACCGCTCATCGTCTCTTCGGCCGGCTCGGGCCCGGTCGTCTCCCCGGCCATCTTCTACGGCAACTACCTCACCCCGGCTTAGGAGTCTTCGTGGCGAACATCGTGTTCCAGGCGGCGCTCGGCAAGATCGCCTACTACGCCTCTCTGCCGGCCGCGAACGACGAGCTTCTGGTCGTGCTGCTGTCCGGCACTCCTGAGGCGGACTCGACCCTTGCGACGTACTCCAACCTCGCGGCGCTGCTGGGCTCGAACACTGAGCAGACAACGATGGGTCGCAAGGCGATGACGACCGTGACCGTCACTACCGGCAACCCGACGGTCGTGACGGCCGACAACGTCACCTGGACGGCCGCGACGGGGGCGGCTGTTGCCGCGCTCCTGGTCTGCTACGTGCCCGACACGACGAGCATGTCGGACAGCACCATCGTCCCGCTGGCGAAGTACGACTTCGTCGTGACGCCGTCGGGCACCGATGTCACTGCGGTCTGGGCGAGCTCCGGCGCTGGTGGCGTCATGAGCGCGTCGAACTAGGTCGGCTCATGACGAGCCTGACTCTCGAGGCGGTCTTCGAGCAGGACGTCGCCCCCACGATTGTCCTTCTGGGACCGATCAGTGGACCCGCGACCGAGCAGGACACCGCTGGCGGCGTCTCCGTGCTTGCCGCCGCGGTGGTGGACAACGGCACTGCGGGGCGTGTGCGTCAGGCGACTGCGACCGCGTCATGGACCCCTCCGGTGGTGCCGCCGCCCAGCGTGACTGCTGCGCCCGTGGCCCTCGACGTGGCACAGGCGTTCTCCACGCCGACGTTCATCGGCCCGAACGCCACCCAGCCGACCTACACGGTGACGACCGCGACCGCGAAGCGCCACCGGTCCCGCATCGTCATCGGCGGCGTGGACGTGTCGTTCTTCCGTGGCATCGCGACGCCGGAGCCCGACTACCAGCTCATCGAGCCGCTGCTCTACTCGACGGCCACGATCACGCTCCCGCAGATCCGGCCCGCGTTCGAGCATCTCGGCGCGGGGAGCCTGTCGTGGTGCCGCAAGGGTGCCACGGTCCTGATCCAGCGCGTCGACACCGACACTGGCCTCGTGGTCGCCACCGACTACAAGGGCATCGTCACTGCGCCTGACGTCGAGGGAGACTCGCTCTCCCTCGGCTGCGGTGGTGAGGCATCGGGGCGGTTGGCGATGATCCAGAAGCAGCTCGAGTTGCGCGACTACGACCACGACATCGGCTGGTTCGCCGCCTATTGGTTCCGTAACTGGAATCTGCCGTTCCTGCCCGCACAGGGGCCGGCCACCGGAATCGTGCTCGGCACCTCGGGCGGCACGTCGGCACTGGACTACATCAACGAACTGTGCACCCAGGCTCGCCTTGCGGACGGTCGCCAGTACACGATCGCACCCGGCATCGGTGCCGCGGCCGGAACCGAGGCCTACGGCATGGCCACGAAAGACACGACGACCATCCATGGCACCGTCTACCTCGACGATGCCCGCTGCGTCGGATCCCTGCGCACCGACATGGCCGAGGAGCCGAACCGGATCTACGCGACCGCCGTCGGCTCCGACGGCCGCCGCATCCGCGGCGCTGTCTACCCGGGCCTCATTCAGGGGACGCCCCCGACATGGCCAGGCGGAACCCTCTCGCCCGGTGCGACCGGCGGCGTGGTCCCAGCGCTCAATAGCCGCCTGATCGTCACTGGGTACCTCCACGCCGAGGACGTGGACGACAACAATGTCTGGGGTAGCGCGACCACGACCGCGGTGCAGCAGTTCCGCAATGACGTCGGTGCCTCGGCCGGGTCCACGATGACCAGCGGCCTGTGGGACATCCTGTGGGACAACACGCGCACGTCCTGGTCGATGGTCAATACCCACATCGAGCCGATGGCACAGACCTCGACGGTACGGCCCTACAACCTCACCGGCTCGGGCGCACTTGCCAGCCGCAACGGCTCCTACGACCCGACGGTGCCGTGGGTGGATCGCAACATCGACTTCGGCAAGGGCTTCAGCAAGACGACCGTCCGCGGATGGTCCCAGGCTGTACTCGCTCAGGCCTCACAGTCCAATTGGGTCGGCAGCATCACCCTGAACATGGGCGCGATCCCGGCAGGCAACCACACGCCCGGGAGCCCCATCGGCTCTCTGCTTCGTGCCCGCGACATCAAGCCGGGCATGAACCTGCGGCTGCCGCTGTTCGCCGGCGGGATCACCGTCCACGTCTCAGGCGTCACTGTGACCGGCGGCAAGAACGGCGACCTGGGCAACGTGCAGTTGATGGTCGACACGCAGGCCAGGGACGCGCTCGAGGTGTGGCAGATCATCCAGCGCAACCGCGACTCCCGGAAGTCGCCCGCACGGCGCTGGCTGGCCGATCACCGTGCCTCGACGCAGACCTCTGACACGACCGTCGAGTGGGATGACGCTGGCGGCAAGATCACTACCGTCCCGATCCCATCGCAGACATGGACTGTGTTCCCTGTCGTTTCGGGCCAAGAGGGACAGGTCGAGCGCTTGCACCTGAACACCAACCCCAACGCCGCGTTCGCCGTGGCCATCTTCGGCCGCAAGATCACCGCGGGCCAGTTGACCCATCTTGTCGGCAGTCCCATGACCGAGGCTGGTCAGGCGAAGTGGTCCAATCCGGCGGTTCGCAAGCAGCTCGACGACACGTTCGTCCTGCTGTACTCGGCGGGTGACTCGGCTCAGCCGTGCGGCTTCTACCCCGGCAGCCTGGCGAACTCTTCGCCGCTGACTGGGGAGTGGCGCGACTACTCAGGCTTCCCCTACTACGGCCTCGACGGGCCGGTGCTGTGGGTGGCGATCTTCGCCGACCGCGACACAAGCATCGCGGGTGGCCGGATCATGTGGGACCAGATCGGCTCGGGCAACTGAATGGGCTCCTACAACTTCGACGACGGCACAGTCGGAGCCCCTATCCCAAACCCCCCAGCGGTCGGGTGCGTGTATTCGGCCCACACGCGCAGCGGTGCGGGGCTGTCCGGGCTACTCAATCCCGGCCTTGATCCTAACTACGACCACTCCCAGTTCAACTTCGACACCGTTGAGACGGTCACTACGGCGAGCGCCTGGACTCAGCCACACGCCTTCGGTGGCCCCTTTGATGGCACGAACTACTTCGATCTCCAGATCTGGCTCTACGGAGAAACCGACCTATTGGGTTGTGGCGTCAACTTCACACACGATCCCTCCCAGTCATTCTTTGAGGCCTTCACGGGCACCAGCGACACTTTCATCACCTTCGACTCAAGCGTGTTCGCTGGCCAATGGTTCCACTTGACCGCGACGGCTGCCGGCACTGTCGCCCTTACTGCCGAGTCTGGTGCGCTGATCGCAAGCCACACCTTCAGCTCCGGGCTACCTAACGCCAAAGCCATAGAGCTCGCGATCATCGGCCGCCAGTTCGTCGGCGCCTCGGCCTACATCGATGACCTGTCATGGAGTGCCGCGCCACCCGTGATCCGCAAGTTTCCCCGCGATGACGGACTCGGGCTCTCCTCGGCCTCGCGCATCTTCCCGCCACCCAAGAGCGGCCGAATCGTCGGCGGCTACCAGTGACCCCGGACGGAGCCACCGCATGACGACACCCGACGAAGACTCCGTAACGCTGGGCGAAGTAGGCCGCGCCGTCGTCCGTATCGAGCAAGACCTCCGCGAGGTCAAGGGTGACGTCAAGGCGATGCCGGGCCAGTTCGTGTTGCGCTCGGAGTACGACACGCGCAACAAGTCCGTCGACGGCATCCTCGCCGACATCAAGCAGGCACTCGAGCGGCGCACGGCGGCCCTCCCAACATGGCTTGCAGCTCTCGCCGCGACCGCTGCGGCACTCGTGGCCCTCTTCCGCCACTGAGCGCGCCATGCATGTCATCGCCTACCTCCTCGGCCTGACGAGCCCGAACAGCGGGCCGTACTTGTTCTGGTCGGGCGTCGGCGGCCGCATCGTGATTTCCACCGGATTCATTGCGGTCTGGTGGCGCCACCATCGGTGCCAGGCCCCCAGATGCCACAGGCCGGGCCATGTCTACCGCGGCTCCATCGCCTGTCGCCGCCACCGCCCACTCGACTGACCTTCGGCCGACCCGCAGGTAAGAGCGCGCAGCACTCGGTTTCACCGGCCCTTCGGGGATGCCGGAAGCAGAGGGCGGGACGGACCGACGCGCCGCCGACCACACACGTACAGGAATCCGTACATCTCAATAGAGGAGCCCGCCATGGGTCAGACGCTCGGTGTCGACTACTCGTTCTCGCGTCCGTCTCCGGCCGAGATCAAGGCATTCCATGCGTTCGTCATGCGCTACCTGACCGGCAGCGGCAAGGCCGTCTCTCGCGTCGAGATCGACGCTCTGCACGCCCAAGGCCTCGGGGTCGGGTTCGTGTTCGAGTCCACCGCGGGTCGTTCGGCGGCCGGTCGTGCGGCCGGAACTGCGGACGCCAGAGCGGCCCTCTCGGCGGCCAATGCTCTCGGCGTCCCCGCGGCGGTCCCCCTGTTCTTCGCCGTCGACTTCGATGCCGTGCCCACCCAGGTCGCGCGGTACTTCGCGGGCGTCAGCTCGGTCCTGGGTGCTCGCGCCGGCGTCTACGGCTCGTACACGATCACCACTGCCGGACTCGCTCCGTGGCGCTGGCAGACGATGGCCTGGTCGCGCGGCAAGATCGACCCCCAGGCGCACCTGATCCAGCGCATCGGCATGACGCACCCGATCCCCGGCTGCGACGAGAACGTCCTGCAGCGCCCGCTGGCCTTCTGGGGGCCGGTCGTCGCGCCCAAGTCGACGCCGGCACCTGCGCCGACCGGTTTCCCGGTGACGCCGGCGCGTGCCCTCAAGCGCATCCGCGACCTCGCCGCCCGACGCGTCAACATCGGCATCGGTGCCTGCCAGGCGAACGCCCACGACATCTACGGCATCCCCACGGACGGCACCAAGACCGCGGCGCTGGCCTGGGCGAAGGCCAAGCACAGGCACAACATGGACAAGGACCCGACCCGCGGGGCCTGGGTGTTCTGGACGGGCGGCCACACGATTGTGGATGGCCAGCCTGCGGGGCACGTCGCCGTCTGGTCGGGCCGTGACCCGTTCAACCCGCTCAAGCCGTTCGCGAAGAGGACCCGCTGGGTGTGGTCGCCCGGGGCACCGCCCGACGCCCTCGGCGGATGGGACCCGAGCCTGGAGTACCGCTGGGTCCGAGTCCCGATCCGCGCGATCACACAGTCGAAGGCGTGGCCCGGTCACGTCCTGCAGGGATGGACTGAGGACATCGACGGCGTGCGCGTTCCCGGGCTCGCTCCAAGGTCATGAGCCGGCGCCCGCGGAAGCGGTGGCTGCTGCTCGGCCTCGCGGCCGGTCTCTGCGCCTACGAGTACGACGCCCTCACCGACGGCGAGGACGGCGACACCATCAGCGCCACCTTCCGCTGGGTCTTCCGCACCGACACCCCCGCCGGCCGCTGGGCCTGGCGCATCGCCTTTGGCCTCTTCGTCGGCTGGTTCGGCCCCCACATCGACCGCTACTCCACCCCGCGACCCCGCAACTGAGGAGCACACCATGAACGTCAATCAGCCCACCCGACTCACCGGGTACATCATCGGCTACCTGCTCGCTGGCGTCTGGGCGTCCGTCGCGCCGTACCTCGCTCACCGCGGTGTCGACTCGTACACGATCGCCCTGATCTCGGGCCTCGTCGCGCTCGTCAGCGCCGGCCTGCATGCCCTCGCGGCTGGCCACATCTCGCTCCCGAGCTCGAGTAGTGCAGACGTCGTGAGCGGCTCCGTGGTGAGCGATGGCAGCGACCTCTCCGTCACCGTGCTCGACCCGACGGCCACCGACGCGCCCGTACCCGCCCCAGCGGTACCTGGGACCGCTGCGACCGTGGTCGCGCCCGTGGCTGACCTGGCGCCCGGCACTCCGATCACCCCGCAGATCGGGGCCTGAGTCGATGACCACCTATGTCGAGGTCACCAACACCCTCCCCTCGGCCCTGGGAGCCCTTCGAGCAGGTCAGCCGGTCTCGGTCGCGCTCTGTGTTCCCGCCTTCGGTCCTGGTGGCACCGGCGGCCAGTACGAGATCCTCACCGTGCCCTCATGGGTGCGGACGGACGACACCGGGGCCTACACCCTGGAGCTCATCCCCAACGCCGACCTGACGCCGGCGGACACGTTCTACCTTGTGACCGAGCCCGGCAACACCACGCACAAGATCAAGGTGCCTGCTGGTGGCCCGTACTGGCTGGGTGCGCTCCTGCAGGACGACCCGCCGGTGCCCCCCGCAGTGGTCGGGTCCGTGCGCTACGACGCCGCACAGGCGCTCACCGATGCCCAGAAGCTGCAGGCGCGCGAGAACATCGGCGTCACCGGCGGCGGTGGCTCCGGGACGGTGACCTCGGTCAATGGTCAGTCCCCGGACGGGTCGGGCAACGTCGCGCTGACGGCGGCCGAGGTCGACGCTGTCGATCTCCCCGTGGTCGGTGCTCCGGCGTACTACCAGTTCACGTCGGCCGACGTGGCAGACCCTTCGTCACGCTGGGGTGCGATCCCGGTGCACATCACCGAGTGGACACCTGAGGTAGACGGCGAACTGTGCATCCTGCCGCCCACATTCGCACCTGACGACCCTGTCACCCCGAGCTACCGCGGCGACAACATCGAGGTCAGCCTCTGGCGTCCGATCGCACACGGCGCAGGGCACTGGCAGGCGGGATCCGGCGCTCCCGTACCAAATGTCGATTACCCCGATCAGACGGCAGCCTCGGCGGGCGTCGTCTTCGGCAACTACGACTGGGTCGGGGATGTAGGCGCTGCGCCCGACAACGCGCTAGCCGAGCAAGCGGGAACGCGCTTAGTTCGCGCCGGCGTCACCTACGCAATCACTGTCATCGTGTATGACGGACTCCTCCACAAGATCGACCTGTCGGGCCTGTATGCCGCCATGTACCCGCTCGGAGGCCTGGAGGGTCCACAAGCACCCATGCCGACCGGGTTCGCGAAGTCGTTGGCCGTAGCGCCCAACGGCAACCCTTGCTGGGCCGTGCAGCCTTTCGACATGCGCCCCTACATGTATGAGGAGGGCGACAGCACTCGCGCCGAAGGTGACACCTCACACGCCAGTGGGCACGCCACGCATGCCGAGGGCATTGCAACAAGTGCCGAAGGCACTGCGACGCATGCCGAAGGGCAGCAGGCGCATGCCGAGGGCGTCGCGACACATGCCGAGGGCTTCCAGTCTCACGCATGGCGCCAGGCCGAGCACGCTGAAGGCGGCATGGGGCAGGCGTACCAGTTTGTCTCCCACAACGCATTCCCCCCCGTCAGCGGGACGTCGGGAACCGATCCGATCCTCATCCCCATCTACGGCCCGAGCGGCACGCATGGTCGCGTGACAATCATGACCGCCTCGGACCGCTGGGTTGTCGAGTTCGCAGCCGCCAACGCGGCCGCCTCGTTCGCCACTCGAACCTCCGGCGCGGTCACCGTCGGCGCCCAGGCCGTCGACCACACGTTCGGCACCAGTAGCGTCACCTGGACCGCCACCGGAGACGCGACAGGCAACGTCCTCGTCACCCCGTCCGCGGCCTGCGACCGATACCACTGGGTCGAGCTGTGGGAGTTCGACCCCAACCCGAACTGACAGGAGTAGCCAATGACCGAGCAGATCCCTCAGCCGCCCTACACCGGCATCCCTATGCCCGAGGCCTACCGCAACACGCCCTACGAGCAGCTGCCGCCCGCGATCCGGCTTCGCGTCGATCGCGGAGCTCTGCCACAGGAGGCACCCACCGCCTGACCCGCGCACCACGCATCGCCCCCGTCAGCTTCGGCTGGCGGGGGCTTTCGTTGCGTTCGAGTGGCCTAGTCGGGCCATAGCACGCCCGAGGCCGGAGTCGCATACTCGCGGCTATGAGTAAAGCCCGTGCCCGCTGGCTCGCCCCCCTAGCCGCCGCAGCCGTCGTCGCGTCCATGAGTCCAGCAGGCGCCGACACCGGCGGTGATGGCTTCTACACTCTCACGCTCCCCGACGTCGTCATCGCCTCATCGGGCTGCACCGAAGTGCCCTACACGATCGGGATGTCCGCGATCCAGCCCGGAGACCGAGAGGACGGCGGCCCGGTCGAGATTCACACGCCGAGCGAGTTCCACTACTCCCCCTCTGGATGGGGCGAGACCGGAACCACCCCGACAGGCGCGACCACCGGGACCATCCAGATCTGCGACGCCCAACCCGGCACCTACCAGGCCAGCACGGACTACAGCATCTACGACAGCCACGGCAACAGCCTCGGCGCATCCATGATCCTGACTGACGTCACCCTCATCGCCCCCACGACGACCACGCCACCGGCTACGAGCACGTCTCACAAGAAGAAGTGCAGGCGAGTCCGGCGGCATCACCACTGGGTGCGTGTCTGCCGTCGGCGCTGACTACTAGGCCACCCGCACAGCCCGACGCGCCTCACGCAGACGACGGAGACGGCGCACGATCTCGGGATGCTCTCGCTCGGCCTCGGGCAGATCGAGCAGCTGGTCCACGCGCGCCCAGAAGCGAGTCTCGGAGTAGCCGAGGTCGGAGTACATCGCAGCGACTCGACGGCCCTCGTTGGCGTAGTGGGCGCCGGCCAGCAGGAGGGTCATGTGGTCGCGGACGGTCATGGGGGCGAGTATGCGCTTGGGTGCCGACACAATCGGGCTGTGTATACATACACACTTAGCCACCTGAATACACCCGCAGCCGCTCTCTCGCTCCC